TACAACTTTGAGCAAGTCTTCACCACAACGGTGAAGAAGCGGCTCGCGGCAACTCCCTTCGGATTCGGCTTGTCGCCATTGCTAGATTTTAGCAATAGGCAACTGGCTATTATCGCGGCACTCGGCTTAAGCCGACGTCGTGCGCATTAGCGGTAATAACCCATAGGACGTCTGTCTTATGGTTCCCACGGCTGTAATCAGATGATTACGGCCGTCCAACTGTAGGAGCTTTTGCCATGGCATTTTCTGACCCTCAATCAGTCACGATCAGTGGCGCAGCTAACTCTCTTCCGAGAATTAGCAGTGGACCTACCAGCGGTGCGTTTTCTAGCGCCGATGGTAACGTCCGTCTTGTGATTTCGCATGCCACTGGCAAGCGAATTCGCAGGAGTGTGCGCCTCGATCTCCAGAAGGTTGCTGCCGACGTGCTGCAGCCTGCAACGAACCGTCCATACACCATGAGTTGCTACTTGGTGATGGATGTTCCGTTGTTCGGGTACAGCGTTGCCGAGCAGCAAGCGTACGGGGATGCCCTCACGGGTTACCTCGCCGCATCTTCTGGTGCTAAGCTTACCCAACTTTTGGGTGGCCAAAGCTGACTGAGCCTGGTCTTCGTGATCGCCTGAAGTCACAGCTATCAATAGGATTTATCCTATCGCTGTTATTTCAAGTGGCACGTTTCGTCGAAGATTACCGTAATGGTAACCTTGGTCGAACCAGGTAATGCCCGTCTACGCAGTTTGCGTAGATCAGACCTACCTAGCAGCCCTTCAGGGCTGCTGGGTAAAGGGTCCTAAAATCTATGGCGATGGATTGTCCTACCTTCCTTTTAAGGAGGGGCGACATGAAAAGCCATATAAAGCTATTACAGTTAGTCCTCGAAACAATGGGGACTAGGTGTCGCACTAGCACCACTCGTGACTGGAAAACCATCACGAGACGATATGAACACGAAGGGATGTCGTTTTTGACGATATCCTTACCACAGTTTTGTGACGACCTCCAAAAAGGTCTTCGCAACTCAATGGTAGATCCATCACTCTTTCTTGGTTATGGAAAGAGTGGAGAGCTCCCCCGATTTCTCGGAGGTTTTCTCGATCAAGTGTTCAATCGGAATACTGGATGCCTTCTTGAGGTACCTAGTATTGAGGCTATCCAAGCCCTTCGACAGATTCTTCTGTTGTTTGGGAAGGTTAACCTTGAATGTAGCGACTCTCGAAAGAGAAGAGCTATTACTAAGTACCTTAAGTGTGAGCAGGATATTAAACTCGTAGACATAGCTTCCAAACCCCTTTACAAGGATTGGAATTCACTATGCCTACGTGTTTGGGGTGATATTTTCCAAAAGGTAGATGAAGATATCTACTATGGACGTATCATTCCCAAACATGGTCCCGGGACCACTGCTGATCGTCTTATCGGAAACGGTAAGTTCAA